AAAAGTCCACCGCTTCTTTCTGCTCGCTGGTCAACTTAGAACCCAACTTGACTTCCTTATAATACTGATCCTTTAGGCCAGTAAGATGCTTTCGAGCTTTTACAATTTCTTCTTTGAAAGCCAATTTCTTCTTTTTTATATCTCTTGGCTCATCAATGTCCTCATCGACTTGGAAATTATCTTCAATTAAAAAGTTAATTTCTTCCATATCTAAATGAGGTTTAGTCGTTTTATAATACTCTCTTAAAAGAGCATTATCATCTACTGTTGAATAATCAGCGTTTAGTCTTGTGTAATCTTCTAAACTCCCACCAGTTTCTTCCATAAACTTAACTAAGTCTTGTAAGTTTTCTGGAACTACAACCTCAGGTTGTTTTTCTTCAACTGGTTTTTCTTCAACAATAGTTTCTACTTCAGCTTTTTCAGCTTCAGCAATTTCTTCTTGTGTTACTTCTTCAAGAACAGTTTCTTCTTTAGTTTCTTTGGTCGCCTCTTTATTAACTTCAGGTTCGCTAGCTACAGGTACTTCTTCTGTTTTTTCTTCTTGGGCTGACTCTTCTTGCTCTTGAAATTGTTTTAATTTTGATAGATCTACTTTAATAGTCCCATCATCTTTAACTGCTTTATAAGAAATTTTTTCTTTAGCAGGTTCTTGTTGTTCAACAGGTGCTTGCACAGTTGTTTCTTCTGTTTTTACCTCTTGAATAACATCTTCTTGTTTTTCAGTTTTTGCCATAATATAATATTATATAATTAATAAAATTTACCTTGGTTCAAATTGCTCTAAACCAAATCCCCCTAAATTATCAAATCCGGCTGATTCGAAATTCTTTGGGGCGGTACCTTGTTTTCTTTGTTCAATCATTTCGCTCTGTTGAGATGCTTGAATTTTTGTTCTCTCGTCTTTACGGTCTTCTTTATCTTTTTCTCTTTGCTTTACACCATCAACCTCAGCTTGTTTCAACTGCATATTCATTTGGAATTCTAACTCCATTAATTCTTTTTTAAGCTGAGCTTCTCTTTCCATTTTTTGCATTTCAAACTGAGATTTAACCTGTATAATTTGTGATTCTGTTTGTGCTAATGCTTGAGATTTCTGCATTTCAGCAGCAGCAGCTCTTTCTGCAGATTCAGCATTTGCCTGTGCTTGAGTTTGAATATTTCTTTCAGCTATTTGTTGATCTAAAATTTGTTTTTTCTTTCTACGTATTTTTAATAATTGGTTAGCTAGTTTAATATTTCTAACTTCCCTAACATCAATAGCATCTTCTAAATGTATACTTTGTTGTTGAAGAGCCATTTGAATATTATTTTCAAGCATTGCTTTTTCTTCTTCATCAGGCGCTAATTCTAAAAATATACCAAAATCATGCAAATATAAGCTAGCCATTTCTTCTAAAGTAGCTACATTAAATTTACCTAATGTTTTAATAAATGATTTTTTAGTTGGAGAATATTCTATAACATCTGATATTCTTATTGATATACATTCCGCTGTTAATAAAGTTAAATACAAACTTGACTGTAATAAATGTCTTGTAGCTGTATTAGAATTTGCAGCAGCTATTTTTTGTATACCAACTAATGCATCTTTATCAGGCATACTACCGTCTCTAGCCTCATTAAGTCCAGTTACATCGCGCATCATTTGTAAATAGTAATTATACGTTTGTATTAAACTTTGTATTTTACCGCCTTTACCACTAGTATTTAGTTCTTGAATAGGCATACTACCTCTATTCATATCGCCATCCTGGGTCATTGATCTACCAATAATAGAACCTGTTTGAAAAAACATGTTTAATGCTTCAGACGGATTATAATTAGTTCCATTACCTAAATCAATTTCAGCAAGAGCATCAGCATCTAAATAAACACCATCTGGAACCATTTTAGACATTACTTGTTGTAATTTTAAATGAGTTAATTGGATCATATCAGCAAATCCTGTAATTCTACTTACTAATGATTCTATTCTACCTTCATATATTCTAGGAGCACATATATTATAACTCATTACAGCTTTTGTAGTATCTGCTTTTGGACGAACCATATTTTTCTTAAGCTCCCATTTTAATACTTTTTCTGATCCACTACCAACTATTTTAACCCCTTCATATACTACTTCAATAACTCTTTCTACTTTTTCGTAATCTTCATTTTTTGGAGGATTAAATTTATCATCTTTTTTAAGAGCTTTTTTACCTCCTGTTGCAGTATTTTTTATTTTATAAACTTCACTCATATATGTTTTATATTCAAAATATAAAACAGTTACAGAATTATTATCATCTTGTTTTTTAGATATAGCAGAAGTATTTCTATGTAAGCTACCTGCTTTTCTATATTGATCTAATTCTTCATCAGATAATTCTGGGAATTCTTTTTTAAGTTCATTTATATATATATCTTTTACTTCACCTATATAATAAATATCATCAAAATATGGGGAATCTGTATGTGAATAAACTAAATTAGCAGGATCAACATATTCAATTTTAATTCCTTCAGATTTATTAAATGAATTTTTTACAGCACCAATACCTATTACTACTAAATCATTATTTACTCTTTTTACTAAATATTCATATTTATTTTTATCAAAAACACTATTAATAGCCTCTTCTTCTGCAATTTCAATAGATTGTTTATAATCAAGTTGCATATGAAGCTCTAATTCTTCACTAGTTTCAGGTAATTTTGATTTATCAGTTTTATAAATATCAAGCCCAAAAGTTTTTGCAACATTATCATTAAAATCTTTTGTTGCCATATCGCTAGTTATATCCTTAACATATTTTGTTCTTTCTTTTATTGCGGCAGGGTCTTGAGAATATGCTTTAATATCATATGACCTATCCGCCATACCATTAACAACAATATCTACAAATTTTGATATAATAGGAACTGGTTTCCAATCTAAATTAAGATATGATAAATCACCATTAATAGATAATTCATCTTTATATTTTTTAATAGATTGTTCTCCTCTAGCATATAATCTTAATGAATGAAAAGAGTTTTTATAAGTAGACCATCTATTTGACCCACCATTATTACTAAACCATTCGTGTTCAATAGCAGCACCAACTCTAGCACCATATTCTGCACTCATTTTCTCCGCGTCACTAACAGCTTGGCTAGGAAAAGAGGTTTTAATACCTTTTTTAATCATTTTTTTATATTATTTGAGATCTTACTCCTTGATTATCGTATTTTTTTATACCAAGATCAATTGATTTTGTTGTTCTTTCTTGAGTTGGTTTATATAGGTTTTTATTACAAGCCATTAATGCTAGACCAGAACTAATAGATGCATCATACTTTGTTCTATTATTTATATCAAATTTAGCCCAATCTTCTAGGGTTCTTTGAAAATACATATCACCAAAGTTATCACCCTTTTGACCTATATAATTTTCAATATAACTTTCTATTGCAGCGGCGTGAGCTTGCTTTATATCTTCACTTGAATTAGGTATTCCGCCAACTTCCCTTTCTGTAACTGATAATTTATTCCATGTTTTATCGGGTCTATTCATTGAAAATCCCCTATAGCCTCTTCTTTTTAAATAATACAATAATCTAGGTTTATTATTTTCGCAAAGTATTGGCATACCGTAAAAAACAATTGCCATTAAAACATCTTCAAAGAAGATCTCTGCTGTTTGAGGTCTTGCTACATATTCTAAAAAAATTCTATTTGTAGGTACATTTTCCATAGAAAATTTAGTAATACCATGTAAAGCACCATTAGAACCTAATCTATCTACTGTGCCTGATATATCATAACTATCACATCCAAAAGCGCCTATATGGTCATTCCCAGGACACTTTATTCCATTTTTAGTTATTACTTTATTTTGTAATTGTAATTCAGGTATCCAACTAACTTTAAATCTCCCATTATTATTTGGCATAAATTCTACTGAAGTATCTTTTACACCATTTTTCCATTGAAAGCTCCCCCGTGTTATAATTCCAGACATTTTAACTTCTTCGTTATAATCTATCTGTTCATATATTTTAGTTAGATTAAATAAGGATTGTTTTGTTTCATCTCTAAATGCATGTTTTTCAGTTCTTGGAAACTGCCTATAAAATTCATTTAATGAATCTTGATCATTTCTTAATCCTTCAACTTCATTATCCCAATAATCTATTACACCTATTTTAATTTCATGGTCATCTGGTCCAAGAGTTTTTGTCTTCGGAGTTTCGAATGTAGGTAATCCATACATATCAATGTATCCCTCGTAGTTCCACTCCATAGGTATGAACAAAGAATATAGTCCTGAGCTAGTCTGTCCATTGCGGTTTCTTCTGGTAACATCGGATTCATAATATAGGTTTTTAAAATTATCACCACCTTTGTCTAAAGCATTACTAGTAGATCCCATCATACATTTTCCTACTATTCTACTACCAAGTCTTAAGGTTGTTTTTGTAACTCTCCAGTTATTTAATATATTGTTAGGCCTCTCCCATTTTCCTGATTCATCATGTACTAATAGTTTTAATTTTTCACCATCATAACTATTATCACCTGTATTCTTCCAATCAATAGTTGTATCTAGCCCTTGTAATTCTTTTTCTTTTGTACCTAATTCTATTTTTCTTCTAGTTAATTTAGAAGCTGGTACTCTGTATGCTAGTTCTGTTTTAGGTCGATCCATACCATCTTGAATCGGTTTAAAAAAGAATGGGTAGTTAACCGAAATTGGTACAACTTTATCAGTAAACATTTTTTTAGCATCTGGCCCGGTTTTAGATAATATTCCATATCTGGAATCACTTACTAATGTTGCTAAATTTACAACCTCCCCTGAGGCCATAAAAGAGAATCCTGATCTACGATTTTTAAGGTAACACATTCCGTAGCATCTTGTATCTGCTTTACATGCTTCCCAGAATATAAAGAATAATCTATTGGCTTCTCTAAAATCTGGTTTCCCAACATCAATCTTACTCCACTGCAAGTACATATAATGAGTCCCAGTGATATAAATAGGATTGCCTTTGCTATAAAACCAGAAACCTTCTTCGCGCCTTTTAAACTCTTCATCTATATAGCTATACCATTTTTCTTTAAATTCAATTGGATATTCTTTCCAATCAAATATAGTTTTAATTCTTTTTAGATCTTTATCTAATTCAGAAACTTCCCAATATTGTTCTTCTTTTTTATTAGATCTTTTATATATATTTTCAGGTTCTGGTAAAGCTATTTTAAGATTTTGGATCTCATATATTTCCCCTATTTTACCTGTTTTGCTAATGACTATAAAATCATATTCTTTATTATACCCATACTCCCATTTTTTATACCTATTATTTCTTGCTAAAATTTTAGGTTTAATATAATCGGGTAATATTTTATATAAATTTTGTTCGTACATTATTTAGACCTCCCTTCTGCAAAACCTTTAAAAGATTTTTCTTTTTTAATCTCTTTCTTGGGTTTTTCATTTAACATATCTTTTTCTTCTTCAATACGTTTAAGTATTTCAAAAGCATCAAATATAGCTAATTTTTTAGTAGCAGCAGCATTTTTTAATCTGTCTGCAGAGATGTCATCTTCTGAATCTACAATAGGTTCTTTAGCTACTTTAATAAGTTCGTCCACAGCCACTTGCCCAGCTTGGATTATATTCAACTTCGTCTCCTTTGTATTCATATTTAATTGTAATATCATTAGTGCGCATACGATATAATCTATCATTATCAATAACAAATTCGTATTCGCTGTTAGGGCTAAACCCAATTAGGTCCCCCTCGTGTATTTTAAAGTCTTTTAAGGAACTATTTCCATACTTTAATACTCCAATACCAAGACGCTCTTTGTTTTCTTTTAAAAGCTGTTTTTTATTTTCTAATATAGGCTTAACAAAACAGAAATTAAATGGAGCTTTCCATTCATTATTTTGTTTATATAAGAAAATTTGATCATAATAACAAAAATATAAATCTTCTTTAAAATAAGAAGCACTATTTTTTTCTATACCTCTTACATCATAGAATCTTCTAAAGACATTATGATGTACTATAACTTCATCGCCAACTTTAATATCTGTTTCACCTACTTTTGGTATTGATTTTACAATACCTATACGGTTAACATATTTATGATCGTCCATTGTTGTGTTTACTATAAGTTTTTTATCACCTATAGAAACCTCATTGTCGTACCTTCCGTTCTTGGGTTGTACTATAAAATTAAATAAACCTTGCATTAGTATTCTAAATTATATTCAACTGAAATAGCCATATTGGAATTAAATTTTTTCCAAGGTATAGTTTCACTTTCTTTTTCAATATATATATTATATGAATTATCTTTTTGATCAAATAATATATTAGAGATACAATGTCCTCCGTAAACCTGTTGGCCTACGGAGTAGTGCATTGCTTCGTTTTTATAGTCAGCTCCTATGCTTAATTTTCGAATTAACTTCGCCATAGGAATTAATTTAATTTATTTATCTTCTTCTACTGCTTCTTCAGCTTTCTCTTCTGTTTCCTCTTCTTCTACTTCTACTACTTCATAAGAACCATCTTCAAGATTGATATTAATTTTACCATATTCTTTTTCTAGTTCTTCAGCAGTCTCAGCTGTTTTTTGCATAACGTTAGTTAAAGCATTTAATAAATCATGTTTTTGTGCTTCTAATACACCTACATCATTAATAATTCTTGCTTTAACGCCTTGTTGAGCTCTTACTTGTTCTAATTGCTCATCTGTAATTTTCATTTCTTTTTCTTTATTTGCCATAATTTTGGATTTTTTGGTTTTTAATTTAATTTAATTATTATTTATTTTTTAAAAATACTACTTGCCTTTTCAGTTGTCCGTCCACCGAAATAGGCCAGAACGACAGCCATCATGACCTTCTCAAAAGTATCATTCCATAATGAATTAATTTGGAATGGTATACTTTCAACGCTGTCTAAAATTCCAGCTAATGAAAATATACATATACACCATACTAATACTAATGGGCGTACATTTTTCGACATCCATGAGTCAGACATAGAATCTGCCTCCCACCTGGAAGTTACAGCCTCTAGTTCTTTATTCTGTTGTTCATATATTAATTGTTGCAATTTAACTTTATCTTCTGCAGGTGCATCTGATTTTGTTATCTCTGCTATTGCTTCTTTTGGAGACGTAACACCTCGTAGTACATTCCCTAAAGTAGGATTAATAACAGAGGCTGCGCCAAATAATAGTTGCCCAACGGTTGTGTCTTTAAACTTCTTTTTACTTTTTGGCATTTTTTCTACCTTTACGTTCCTCACCTTTGAGAGCATTGTCAATGTCACCTATTTGATTACCAACTTCTTTAAGAGCCCTAGCTACATCTTTTAATTCTTGAGTAGTTAGTTTGGCTCTTTTTTTAACTTCTTTGATAGTCGCAATAGCTTTTTCATCAACAGTGGTTTTACTCCATAGAGCATTCCACATGTCTTTCCAGTATTGTTTAGTTAATTTCCACATTTTATTTAATTTAATTTAGTTTTTAATTATAGACTTAAAGCGTCTATTTTAGCTTTTTGAGCAGATGATAGTGCATCAACGAATTTACTTTTAGCCATTTTGATTACAATATGACCTTCGTTTCTAAACAAATCACCCACCTCATCTTCAGTTCTCTCGCCTTCAGCGACAGCTCTTACTTTTTCGACGATTTCAACAGACTCCATTGTAGCAGGAATATCCGCTGCAGCCATCTCATCAGTGTATTCTAATTCACTCATAATTTTAATTTTAGTTATTGATTATTAATTAGTTATATATATTCTATATATATATTTACTTGTTTTCTAACATTTTTACTTTAGCAGAGAGCTCTTGAACAGCTTTTACTAAAATTGGCACTAAATTACCATATTTTGCTTCTATACGATCTTTGTTTATATCGTATACTAAGTCTAGTATTTCGTTTTCACCGTTAGGCATAGCTTCTTGTAATTCTTGTGCTATAAAACCTACAGCTTTTCTGCCTTGTTTTACACCCATATTCTCAGGTCTATAATCCCAAGTAAATTCTACAGGTCTTATTGAATCAATGAAATCTAAACCAAATCCACTATCTTTAATATCTGATTTATCTCTTCCATCAGATAAAGCAGCGATTGATTGATCATTACACCTGAATGCTGTAATATTTGCATCTCCAAGTGTTATTTCATTATCTACATCAACAGCAGAAGCAGCTGCATCGTATCCTATAATAATATTATTGTCTCCAGTGGTAAGTGCATCTCCAGCTTTACCACCAATTAAAGTATTTTGCACACCTGTTGAAACAGCAAGACCAGTTTGATATCCTACGCAAACATTATAAGCGTCAGCCCCAGAATCTTGTACTTTTAATGCCTCTCTACCTATAGCAACGTTACCTTTACCTGAATCTTCTGTAGCTAAAGCATTGTAACCCACAGCTACATTATAATGTCCAGTAGTAAGATCATTTCCAGCAAAACCCCCTAATAAAACACATTGTTGACCTGTTGTCATTGCTTTACCAGCATCATAACCAACCGCTATATTATATGCATCCGCACCTGCATTTAAAGTTGTTAATGCTTCGTTACCAATAGCAACATTTTTACCATGAGCATCTTCAGTTCCAAGTGCTAAATAACCTATAGCTACATTTCTCTCTCCAGTTGTTAATGAATCTCCAGCAAGACCACCAACTAATGTATTTTTAATACCTGTTGAAACAGATAAACCAGCTTCATATCCTATAGCTACATTATAAGCATTAGCACCTGCATTTTGTGTCATTAAAGCTCTATAACCTACCGCTGTATTATAACCGTGTGCGTCTTCGGTTGACAAAGCTAAATGACCTATAGCTACATTATTTGCCCCAGTTGTAAGAGCATACCCAGCCGACCCACCTATGATAATGTTTTCAACTCCTGTTGTAACAGCTTGTCCAGCATCAAATCCAACAGCAACATTATACGCATGAGCTCCAGCATCTTGTCTTAGTAATGCTTGATATCCCACAGCTACACAATAACTATGGTCATCTTCTGCACTTAAAGCAGCGTGGCCAATAGCCACGTTTCTTCGTCCAGTAGTTAAGGCATCACCAGCTAAACTACCCATTAAAGTATTTTGTATACCTGTTGTAACTGTTAAACCAGCTTGATGTCCTACGGCAGTATTATTTCCATGACCTGCCACAATTTGATCCCGTAAAGCTTGGGTACCAACTGCAACATTTTGACCATTTATGTCTTGCGTAGATAAAGCTTGAAAACCTATTGCTACATTGTTTGTACCTGTAGTAAGCGCATCCCCAGCTGAACCCCCTATAAGTGTATTTTGAACACCTGTTGAAACATTTAAACCAGCATTATAACCCATAGCCACATTATACGCATCAGCGCCCGCATCTTGTGCTTGTAAAGCAAAAGCTCCTACTGCTACGTTTCTTCCATGCGCATCTTCTGTACCTAAAGCGTTGTAACCTATTGCTACATTATTACCACCCGCTGTTAAAGCATCACCAGCTAGACCACCTATTAAAGTATTTCTAACACCTGTTGAAACAGATAAACCAGCTTCATAACCTATAGCTACATTATAACTATCAGCGCCTGCGTCTTGAGCATTTAGAGCTGATTTACCTATAGCAACAACTCTACCATAAGCATCTTCAGTGCTTAAAGCGTTTTTACCAATAGCAACATTATCAGCACCTGTAGTAAGTGCGTCTCCTGCATAACCACCTATTATTACATTATCATGACCCGTTGAAATATCATTACCAGCATCATGACCAATAGCTACATTAAATGCATCAGCTCCAGCATCTTGATTTGCTAAAGCTCCAGTACCGATAGCAATATTATAACCATGCGCATCTTCCGAGCCTAAAGCTCCGTAACCTATTGCTACATTATTGTTACCAGTAGTAAGTGCATCACCTACCAACCCACCAAGAAGTATATTTTTAAAACCTGTTGAAAGTGTAACACCTGCATCATAACCCACAGCAACATTATACGCGTTAGCGCCTGCATCAAGGGATTTTAAAGCCCTATAACCCATAGCCACGTTTCTTCCATGAGCATCTTCTGTACTTAATGCTTCATGTCCTATAGCAATATTTCTTTCTCCAGTTGTTAATGCGTCACCCGCGAGTCCACCTATAATAATGTTTCTAACACCTGTTGAAACATATCTACCAGCATCATGTCCAACAGCTACATTAAAAGCATCACCATCGTAATTTAAAGCACTTAAAGCATTCTGTCCAATAGCAATGTTTCTACTACCTGTATCTTCTGTACTTAAAGCATTATATCCTAAAGCTACGTTTTCACTACCTGTTGTTAAAGCATCCCCAGTATTGCTGCCTATAAGTGTATTTTGAACACCTGTTGAAACAGCTTCACCAGCTTTATAACCCACCGCGGTATTGTAAGTATCAGTTGCAGTGCCTGTGTTGTGTGTATATAAGGCTTGGTGCCCAATAGCTGTATTTCTGCCAGCTAAAATATTTGTAAATAAAGCTGAACGCCCTACAGCTACATTAAAACTAGATGTTGTTGCAGAAGATAAAGCATTTGAACCAACTGCTACATTATAGCCCCCAGTATTTAACGCATCACC